CCGTATGTCATACGTCTGATGCGAGACGGCCTGCCGTTCGCCGATGCCGGAAGGAGTCATCGTATGCTTGAATCGGAAACGTTTTTATGCGGAGAAGATCGTAGGGTATCTATCGCCATCAACAGTACCGATCGTCATCCGTTTGAGGTCACCAATGCATTGTGGTCTCTCACGAACGGTGATAATATCGAGGCTTCTGGCGATTGCGAAGTGCAAGCGATTCGAAGCGATTATACGGTACTGAAAGCAAAGATTCAACCGATGATCGCCAATAACGTATACACGTTGCGTTTTAGTTATGATGTCAACGACGAACATCTCGAACAAGATGTTACCGTCAGAGTGAAATGAGGATCAATGAGTACATTATTGCAGTCTTCGATCCTGAACACGATCAAGCAGATGCTCGGCATCGATGAAACATTTAATGGTTTCGATCCGGAAATTATCATCGATATCAATTCGGCATTGATGACTTTGCATCAGATAGGGATCGGACCTTCGGGCGGATTTCAGATTACATCCGAGAGCGAGAGTTGGCAGAATCTTACCAGCGATGTATCGCAACTCAATGGAATCAAAACCTATATCTATCTCAAGACGCGATTGCTGTTCGATCCTCCATCCAATTCATTCCTTGTACAATCCATGGAAAAACAGATTCAAGAGCTTGAATGGCGATTGAATGTTAATGCGGAAGGAGCATTTGATGGATAATGAGATTGAAACCATTGATCCGGTCGAACAATGTTTTGAACATTTCGGCATCCTCGGTATGAAATGGGGACGTCGACGTTCGACCAAAGAACTTCAAGCCGCTCGTGGCAAGAAAGATTGGGAAGGCAATTCTGACAAGAATTCCGGTAAGGACTCAACCGAAGGGTCTCAGGCACTCAGGAAAGATTCAGATGAAGGTCCCAAGACCATTCGCAAAGAATCTGACAATGAGAAATACCAGCGTCTTTCTCGCATGAAGGTTCAGGATATGTCAACCCAAGAGATTAACGATTGGGTGAATCGAACCAATGCCATAGCCAATTATAATCGATTGACGGCTCAGCAGAAAGAGGCGTCACGATCCAAAGGCCAGAAATTTATTCATTTCATGTTGGATACCGGAAAATCCATGGCCATCGATGCCGGTAAAGAAATCGCTAAAGATTATCTTAAGACAGCCCTTAAAGGATATGCTGAAAGTAAGATCGCGCCTTCTACGCCACGACATGCGAAGTCGAAGAAAAAGAAGAAGTAGCGTATGACACTGTCAAACACTGCGACTCCACGATACTATGGCGAGTTTCGTCAGAAAGTGATATCTGGTGAAATCCCGGTATGTCGTGAAATCTCGATGGAGATGAATCGTATAGATGCCATGATCGCAAACCCTGGCATTTACTATGATGATACCGCTGTTGAGCATTGGGTGAATTTCTGCGAGCACGAACTGGTGTTGACCGATGGCTCTCCGCTTCATTTGCTTGATTCGTTCAAGCTATGGGGCGAGCAGATCTTCGGATGGTATTATTTTGTGGACCGATCAGTCTATATTCCGAATACCGATCGTCCCGGAGGACATTACGTCACCAAACGCATCAAGAAACGTTTGATCAATCGACAGTATTTGATCGTTTCTCGTGGTAATGCCAAGTCGTTGTATGCGACATGCTTGCAGGCATACATGCTACTGTGCGATCCAAATACCACCACTGGCATTGTCGTGGCGCCGACCATGAAACTTGCCGACGAGATCATGTCACCGATCCGTACCGCTATTCAGCGAGCTCCAGGACCGGCGATCAAGATGATGACGCAGGGAAAACTCCCAGGACGAAGTGGCGGTGTTACTGGCAATCAGGTCATGCTGGCCTCGACAAAGGTTGGTATTCAATATTTTCCGACGAACAGTCTTGTCGAAGTTCGTCCGATGTCCATTGATAAACTTCAGGGCGCTCGACCTAAGATCGCTACTGTTGATGAGTGGCTTTCTGGCGATACTCGTGAAGATGTTGTCGGTGCATTGGCCCAAGGCGCTTCCAAAGAGCAATCCGATAGAGGCGGTTCCGATTGGTTGATCGTGGCGACGTCGTCTGAAGGCACTGTCCGTAATTCGGTCGGTGATACCATCAAGCTTGAGCTTATGAGTATCCTGAAAGGCGAGTATCAGGATTATCACACCTCGATATTCTACTATCGACAGGATGATGTCAAAGAGGTTGCCGATCCTTCGACTTGGATGAAATCGAATCCGAACATTGGCATCACCGTAACGTATGAAACGTTGCAGAACGATGTCGAACGTGCGGAAAAAGCACCGGCCAATCGCAATGATATTTTGGCTAAACGTTTCGGCATCCCTATGGAAGGCTACACCTACTTCTTTACGTATGAGGAAACACTTCCACACACCAAGAAGGACTTCTGGGGATTACCATGCGCACTCGGTGCCGATCTTTCACAAGGCGACGATTTCTGTTCGTTCACCTTCATGTTCCCACTGCGTGGTGAAGTGTTCGGAATCAAGACTCGAAACTATATTTCCGAGTATACCTTGACGAAACTTCCCACAGCTGCTCGTCAGAAGTATGAGGAATTCATTCGAGAAGGTTCTTTGCATATCATGGAAGGAACCACCCTCGACATGGATCTGGTGTATGATGATCTCGATCAACACATCATTGATTGCCAGTATGATGTTCGCGCATTCGGTTATGATCCGTACAATGCCAAACGATTCGTCGAACGATGGACTCAAGACAATGGCGCTTTCGCTATTGAGAAAGTCATTCAAGGAGCCAAGACGGAATCCGTTCCGCTCGGTGAATTGAAGAAACTCGCTGAAGATCGTCGTTTGTTGTTTGACGAATCATTGATGTCATTCACCATGGCGAATTGTATGACATTAGAAGATACCAACGGTAATCGAAAGCTATACAAGGCTCGTCGTGAAGACAAGATCGATGCCGTTGCCGCAATGATGGATGCTTTCATTGCATTCAAGAACAATCGAGATGCATTCGAGTAAGGAGGTGAATCATGGCTGAATTTAAGGCTGCTCTTCGTAAAAAACTTTCGCGGGAAGGGGAGGCTCTTCCTGATGGAAGCTTTCCAATTCGTAACGAAAAAGATTTGAAGAATGCCATTAGTTCGTATGGTCGCTCCAAAGACCCTGAGAAAGCTAAAGTATGGATTAAACAACGCGCTAAGGCTCTGGGATTGGAGAAATTAATTCCAGAAGCATGGGTTTCAAATATGCCTGCGGCTAAGGCAGTTCGAAAGAAGCCGTCGAACAACCAGTTCGTTGCTAAAGCCGTTCGAAAGAAGGTGATGAACTGACATGGCTACCGCATTAACAAGAATCAGCAAATTCTGGAATGCTTTTTCGACTCCTCCAGGGAAGTATATTCCAAACGTTGGGCAATCATATTCGTTGAATCCGGATCGACCTTATTTCACCGGTGGAAATGAACGGTCTATTGTTTCGGCGTTGTATAATAGGATTGCTCTCGACGTGTCGACACTGACAATTCGACATTGCCGATTGAATGCCCAAGGCCAATACATTGAGGAAATCAAGGATCCTTTGGACGATTGTCTCAACATTGCAGCTAATATCGATCAAACTGGTCGTCAGTTCATTCATGATTTGACGACCACGATGTTCGACGATGGTGTTGCGGCGGCAGTTCCAGTAAAGACATCCGATAATCCAAATCGGCTCGGTTCATATGATATTTATGAATTGAGGGTTGGAAGAATTATCGCATGGATGCCTCAGCATGTTCGAGTATCGGTATATAACGATATCTCCGGTCAACGAGAGGAACTTGTTCTTCCCAAGACTCTGATGGCTATTGTCGAGAACCCTCTATACTCGGTCATGAACGAACCGAATTCGACGCTTCAGCGATTGATTCGAAAACTTAATCTTTTGGATGCGATTGATGATCAATCCAGTTCTGGAAAATTGGATTTGATTCTTCAGCTTCCATATACGATTAAGTCTGATGCTCGCCGTAAGGAAGCCGAACGTCGTCGTTCCGACATCGAAAAGCAGCTCACTGGTTCGAAGTATGGTATCGCCTATACCGATGGCACTGAACGTATTACCCAGTTGAATCGATCGGTTGAGAATAATCTTCTCGAACAGATCAAATACCTGACAACCATGCTGTACGGTCAATTGGGCGTATCGGAAGCCATTGCTAATGGAACCGCTACTGCTGAGGAAATGCTGAACTATCACAATCGCACGATCGAACCGATCATCTCGTCGATCTGTGATGCGATGAACGCCAAGTTCCTCACGAAGACCGCTCGATCTCAAGGCCAAACCATTAAGTTCTTCCGAGATCCGTTCAAACTAGCTCCGGTCGATCAGATTGCCGAACTCGCCGATAAGTTCACTCGAAACGAGATCATGACCTCGAACGAATTCCGTTCGGTTCTTGGCATGTCTCGAGTTGACGATCCTGCTGCCGATGAGCTTCGTAACAAGAATCTCAACAAGGCTGATTCCGGATCGGATATGTCCGGTCTTACCGATGAAGATCAGTCTGAAGGCTCTGACGAAGAACCAATGACCCAGGAACGATACGATGCGGAAATAGCAGCGTTCGATAAGAATGATGCCGATCTTGCAGATCTTGAAAAGGAACTGGAATGACCGAATCGTTTGAACACTACGCATCAAAGTATTATGATCCAGTCAAAGCTCATGAATATTACATGAAGACTAGACAGCTCAAAGGATATGATACTCAAGGCAAGACATTGAATGATGAAGGTAAGCAAGCGAAAGCTTATATTACCAAACGAATCCGAGAGGAACGTTATTCGGTTCTCAAGAAGGAACAGAGTAATCGGAATCAAAAGATTTATTCATCTTCAGTGGAAATGGCTAATCAGATTCGTCAGTTGCAATTGCAAATGAAACAACTCACTCCTGAAAAGAAGAAGACGCTCGGTAAGCAGATTCAACGCAAGATCGCAGGATTGCGCGAAGACAATGCTCGAGCGAAAGCCGATTTCCAGAAGAAGTATATCGAGTTTGCGCAGAAGACTCGTTCTGATTATTCGAAGACTCTGGATAGTGAAATCAATAAACTCTATTCCGATGCTTCGATGACCAAAGCTGTTCAGACGAAGAAAAAGTCTAGAACGAAGAAATAACATTAATTCGAGAAAGGAGTGATCCATATGGCTGATGGCTTTAAGAGTGATTTCAGTGGCTACGCTACAAAGAACGACGTTCTTTGCTCCGATGGCCGAGTCATTCGTAAAAACGCATTTGCCGATCAGGATGGCACCGTGGTTCCTCTGGTGTTCCAGCATGATCATACTAGTCCACTTTCGGTGATCGGTAAGGCATTGCTGGAAAACCGTGATGATGGCGTCTATGCATATGGCTATTTGAACGATACCGATGCCGGTAAGGCTGCTCGTGGCATCATTCAACATGGCGATATGATGTCGCTGTCCATTGCCGCCAATAAGGTAGTCCAGGAAGGAGCCGATGTGCTTCATGGTAAGATCCGTGAAGTGTCGTTGGTCTTTGCTGGGGCTAACCCAGAGGCGACTATTGATAATGTGATTCGTCATTCTGATGATGGTGACTCGTTTGAGGATCCGTCCTCGATCAGCGCCAATTTCCTGTGCGAGATCGAACAAGGTGACGAGTCTGGAGATCCTTCGGAGGTATTCTCTGAAGATTCTCTGAATGAAGTGCTTCACGCAGATGAAAATGCGGAGAAGCACAAGAAAGAGGATGAACCAGCTTCCGACGGTTCTGCTAAACAAACCGCAAAATCCAAAGAAACTGATTCGGACGATTCCGATTCTGAATCGGATGATGAGGATCCTCAGAAGGTCTACGACAGTCTGAATGATAAGCAGAAGGCGCTTGTTGAAGGTCTTGTCGGTATGGCTCTGAATGAGGGTAAGACCAAATCGGCCAAGACCGAGGGCGAACAATCCAATAAACAGCAAACCGTCGAACAGTCGGCGGATGAAGGAGATGAAATGAATATCTTCGAACACAATGCTACCGAAGGCGCTACGTCTTTCGAGCACTCTGATGATTATCAGAGCTTTATGCATTCTGAAGGTGTGAAGGGCGCTACTGATTTCGCCCATGCTCAGGAGAACTTCTTCCGAGCCGCCCAGCGCGATCCGTCTGGCTCTCTTCAGAAGTTTGTGCTTCAGCACGCCCAGGATTATGGCATCAAGAACATCGACGTGTTCTTCCCGGATGCTCGTGCTGAGCGTACCGAGCCCGATCTGTACAAGCGCGACACCGAGTGGGTGGCCGGTCTTCTGAATGGCGTCCATAAGGTTCCGTGGACTCGCATCAAGTCCGAGTACGTCGACCTGACTCCGGATGAGGCTCGTGCTAAGGGCTTCACGCTTGATCGTAACAACAATCATCGCAAGTTCGATGAAATGATCACTGCGTACAAGCGTCAGACCACGCCGACCACCGTCTACAAGAAGCAGAAGGTGGACCGTGATGACGTGCTCGACATCACTGAGTTCTCCGTGGTGAACTTCCTGATGCGTGAAATGCGTATCCAGCTCGATGAGGAAGTCGCCCGTGCAATCCTTATTGGCGATGGTCGTGAAGTTTCCGCTCAGGATCACATCAACACCGAATGCATTCGTCCGATCGTTTCCGACGACGATCTGTATGTGATGCATTCCGTGGGTAAGGCCGACGAAACCCAGACCGCTCTGGTTGACCGTATTCGTCAGTCCAAGGTCGGTTACATGGGTTCGGGCGTCCTGACTGCATATGTTTCCCCAACCCTGCACGCCAGCTTCGCTGTGCAGCGTGATCAGATGGGTCGTCGTCTGTACGATTCCGACGCCGCTCTGGCCTTCGAGCTCGGTGTCCAGAAGATCGTTGAGGTCCCGCTGCTCGAGAACTTCAAGCTGGAGAACAACAACGTCCTTCAGGCCATCATTGTCGATCCTCGCGACATCACCGTCGGCACCGATCGTGGCGGCGATGTGACTTCGTTCAACGACTTCGACATCGATTACAACCAGTACAAGTACCTGATCGAGACTCGTATGTCCGCCGCTCTGACCAAGCCGAAGTCCGCGATCGTGATCGAGGCAGCCCCAAAAGCGTGACGCCTCCTGAATCGACTGACAAGAAGGTGACCGCCATCGCAGTCACTCCTTCCACGCAGTCGATCATTGTTGGAGGCACTACTCAGCTCAGGGCGACAATCACCCCTACTGATGCGACCAATCAAAATGTCAAGTGGTCTTCCAAGCAGGAGGCTATTGCTACCGTGTCGCAATCCGGTCTGGTGACCGGAAAGACCGCCGGCGTTGCCCATATCGTGGCTTCCGCTCAGGATGGCAGCAAGGTGACCGGTGAGGCTCAGATCACTGTTACCGCGCCGACGCTTGGAACCTTGACTGTTGGTGTCACACCTGGAGCCGACGGATATTCGGTGTCAGTAACGCCTGCGCTTGAATCAGGCAATACTCGGTATTATCGTGTGACCGCTGCGAATGCCGCTCCGACGATCACGTATGATCAGACGGTGACGACTTCCGAATGGACTGCGTTCACTCCAGGACAAAAGGTCACCGGAACCAGTGGTCAGGTCATCTCCGTGGTTGACTTGACTGCCGGCGGCAAGGCTCGCAAGTATGGTAAGGCAGTGCTTCCAGCACAGTCCGCTTGATATAAGGGTTGATCAATGGCCCGATTCGCTGGAGCAGTAGGATTCGCGGAACAGGTGAAGACGGCTCCCGGTGTATATCGAGATGAAATTGTCGAACGACAGTACACAGGCACTGTCGTTCGCAATACCGTTCGTTGGAATACAGGGTCCGAGGTGAATGAACCGATGCGACTGGATCAGTCGATATCGATCATCTTGGACCCGTATTTCAATGATCATCTGCAAGCGTTGCGTTATGTACGTTGGATGGGCGGATTGTGGAAAATCACGTCCGTTCAGATTCAGCGTCCACGTGTCATATTGCAACTGGGAAGTGAGTATCATGAGCAGACCCCGTGAGGAGCTACAACAGATACTTGAGAACCTCATGAGTGAAGCTTATGAGGCGCTTCCCGATGATGTTCGCAATGTGACACCGAATTTCTCGGGGCATGTGTATTTTCAGGCTCCGTCAAGAATCGAGTATCCTGCAATCGTTTATGAACGGACGAGTGCCGATACACAGTTCGCTGATGACGCTCCATATATCTATGAGAAGCGTTACCAGGTGACCGTCATCGAAAAGGATCCCGATTCATCCATACCAGATCGAGTCGCGATGCTTCCGAAATGCCTCTTTGACAGGCATTACGTCACTGAAAATCTGCATCACGACTCATTTATAATCTATTTCTGAAAGGAGTATCCCATGGCAGCTCTTGTTTGGGATAAGACCGGCGAACGTACGTATGAGACTGGCGTCGATCGCGGCGTTCTGTTCGTCATGAAGGAGGATGGCAGCGGCTACGATGCCGGTGTCGCTTGGAACGGTCTGACTGGCGTCACCGAATCGCCTTCCGGCGCTGAAGCGTCCGCTCAGTACGCCGACAACATCAAGTATCTGACTCTGACCTCCGCTGAAGAATTCGGTGCCACCATCGAGGCCTTCACTTATCCGCCGGAGTTTGCTCCGTGTGATGGTCAGGCCACTCCGGTTGAGGGCGTTACCGTTGGTCAGCAGGCTCGTCGTAAGTTCGGTTTCTCGTACCGTACCAAGGTCGGCAACGACACCGCTGGCATCAACTATGGCTACAAGCTGCACCTGATCTATGGTGCCACCGCAGCTCCGTCCGAGCGCGAATATGCGACCGTCAATGATTCTCCGGAGGCCCAGACTCTGAGCTGGGAGATCAGCACCGATCCAGTCGAAGTCGGTGTTGATGGTTTGACTGCAACCGCTCAGGTCACCATCGACTCCACAAAGGTCGATAAAGCCAAGCTCAAGGCACTCGAAGACAAGCTGTACGGACGTGGCACTGGTACCACCGCTGCCACTCCGACTCTGCCGTCGATCGCGGAAGTGATTAACATGTTCAAGCCCACCACCCCTGGTGGCGGAACTCACACTGTCGAATCGTCCGCTTTCACTGTCGACGAACCGGACGCGCTCGCCCTGTCCTGAGTCGTTCAAAATAGGAAGTAATTCTTCCTGGCCACCTTTATGGTGGTCAGACTCTCTGGAAGATAACCACATTAGTCAGAATTGATGCCATATGTTTTCTCGATCATCTTTCAGAGGGCCTGACCATTGTAACGGAAAGGAGCTATCATGACTCTCAAAAGAGATATTATGTTTCTCAATGGTATCGATATCTCGAATTGGCAGGCCCGCATCGATCTTGCCGCCGTTCCTGCTGATTTCGTTATCGCAAAGGCCACTCAGGGCACAGGATACGTTTCTCCTGACTGTGCTCGACAGGTTGAACAGGCACGTCATGTAGGCAAACGTTTCGGCGTGTATCATTACGTCTCCGGTGGCAACGCCGTCGCCGAAGCCAATTACTTTGTCGACAATTGCACCAATTGGATCGGCAAAGGTCTGTTCTGCATTGATTGGGAATCTCAAGAGAATTCCGCTTGGGGTAACGAGGGTTATCTAGAACAAGTCGTTGCACAGGTGAAGGCTCGTACTGGTATTCCTCCGATTATTTATGTGCAGGCCTCTCGTTATGCTCAGGTCGCCGCAGTCGCCAATCGTCAGAACTGTGGTCTGTGGATCGCGCAGTATGCGAACATGAATCCGACTGGCTATCAGGACACTCCATGGAATGAAGGCGCTTACGCTTGCGTCATTCGCCAGTATTCTTCTGCCGGTCGTCTTCCGGGCTATGGCGGAAATCTGGATTTGAATAAGTTCTACGGCGATGGCGCCACGTTCGACAAGTATGTGACCGGTGGCGGAAACGCTTCGAATGTTCCTCCTTCACAGCCTGCCGATCCGCTTGCCGGACGGTCCGATGACGATCTCGCCAATGCCGTGATTCGTGGTGAATTCGGTGACGGCGATGCTCGTCGGCAGAACCTTGGTTCGCGGTATGATGCAGTTCAGGCACTGGTGAATCAGAAGCTCGTCAAGCCGCAGTCCTCCGGTCGTACGTATACTGTTCAACCTGGAGACACTCTGTCTGGTATTGCCGCCAAGCTCGGTGTGGCTCAGTCTCAGATCGGCGGTTTCCATTCCGGCAATCCGAACCTGATTTATCCTGGCGAGGTGCTGTCAGTTTCCGGTGGGTCGCCTCAGCCATCGGCTGAATATTATACCGTTCGGTCGGGTGACAATTTGTCGGCTATTGCTGTTCGTTATGGCACTAGTTGGCAGCACATTCGTGATCTGAATGGTTTGGCGAATCCGAATCTTATCTATCCGGGTCAGCGTCTTCGCGTTAAGTAAGGAATGATTATGCTCGAGCTTACTCTTCCAGAGGTTGAGGGTTATGACGAGAACACTGGAAAATTTATTGCAGCAGCTCCCGCTATAACCCTCAAACTCGAGCATAACCTCGTCGCAATCTCAAAATGGGAATCAAAATTTAAGAAACCGTTCTTCTCCAAGGAATCAAAAACCGAAGAGGAGAGCAATTATTACATTTGGTGCATGGATCAGGATTCTGAACATGCCCTTTCTTTATATTTTCGCTTGACCGATGCTGATAGGCGGGCTATTCAGGAGTACATTGCCGATCCTCATACCGCAACCGTGATCAACGATCGACGTGAAACCAAGCAACATGCCAAATCATTCACGTCTTCCGAGACCATCTATGCTGCGATGACAACTAGAGGTATTGATTGGAGTGCTCAATATTGGCACATCAATCGTTTGTTGACATTGATACGTCTCATCGATGTGGAAAATTCAAAGGGTGATAAACACAATCGTATGAGCGCCAAAGACAACAGAGCCGAACGCGCTCGCATCCTTGCAGAGAATCGTAAACGTTTTAACACGAGAGGTTAGTAATGACGGGTATCAGGGTGGAGGTCAACGGCGACTTCAGTGGCCTTGACCGTTTTATCACTAATATCAAAGAACGACGATATCTCAAAGTACTGGATCGAATCGGACGTCGAGGCGTTGATGCTTTGTCTAACGCCACCCCTGTCGATAGCGGTGCAACAGCAGCTGCCTGGGGGTATGAGATCCATAGATCGAAGCATCGATCCGAAATCGTCTTTACCAATTCCAACGTCAATAATGGCGTGAACATCGCCATTATTCTCCAGTATGGACATGGCACCGGAACTGGTGGATACGTCGCTGGACGCGATTACATCAATCCGGCGCTTGCGAAAACATTTGATCAATTGGCTGATGAAGCTTGGAGGGCGGTGACTAATGGCTAACATCGATGAACGTGTGGTCAAGCTGTCCATGGACGATTCGTCCTTGCAGCAAGGTGTATCTCGTGTTACCAAAGCTTTGGAGCAGCTCAAGAAAGCATTTAAATTCAGCGACACCAAGTCGTTTGAAGAGCTCGATAAAGCTGCCAAGAAAGTCAAGTTCGATAGCGTATCCAAATCTGCATCTGATATGCAGAAGGATATCAGTAAAGCCACGTCCAAAGCAGCCGACAACTTTGCTGAGATGGGTTCGAGCGCTCAGAAGAGCGTTCAACAGATCGGTGCCGCTTCCGATAACGTCAATTTAACTGGCGTAGCATCTGCTGCAAACAAGATGTCCAATCAGGTGCAGCAGTCTGCCGCCGAAGCAAACTCCGCAATCGGAAAGATTGGCACCAATACTGTTGGCATTCAACAAACCGTTGACGCGATTGACGGTATCAATGATGCGGCCAATCGTGTTGATTTTGGCCCGATTCAGAAGGGTGTTGAAAACGTCAAAATGGGAATCTCTTCCATGAGGGATTCCTTGATGGATGGCGTGAACACCTTCAAAGCCACTCCTATCGGCGAGCAGCTCGATGCGGTTCAACCACATTTCAAGGCTCTTGAGGCTATTGGTGTTGTCGCCATGGGCAATCTTGCGGCTAAAGCGGCTACGTATGGTATGCAAATTGCCGGAGACTTGACTAATGGCATTCGTAGCGGTTTTGAAGAGTATGAGACTCAGCTGAACTCGGTTCAGACCATTCTTGCCAACACCCAGAGAGAGGGATCCAACCTCACTCAGGTCAATACCGCTCTGAATCAGCTCAATACCTACGCTGATAAGACAATTTATAATTTCACCGAAATGACGAAGAACATCGGTACGTTCACAGCTGCCGGTGTTGATCTTCAGACTTCGGTGAACTCGATCAAGGGTATTGCTAACCTCGCGGCCATTTCCGGTTCAAGTTCTCAGCAAGCTTCAACAGCCATGTACCAGTTGTCTCAGGCATTGGCTACTGGTACGGTCAAGCTCATGGACTGGAACTCTGTCGTCAACGCCGGTATGGGTGGCCAGGTATTTCAGGATCTGTTGATTCAGACTTCCGAGAAGCTTGGTACTGGGGCTAAGCAGTATATTGCAGCTGAAGGTTCGTTCCGTGACTCGCTTCAGAAAGGCTGGCTTACCTCAGACGTTCTTACCCAGTCGTTGAACATCCTGGCTATGGATATTACCGATGTCGAGAAGGCCGTTCAGTCGCTCGTCTCCAAGGGTTATACCGAGGAAGAGGCGAGGCAACTAGTTCAGCTCGCTCAGACTGCTCAGGATGCCGCGACCAAGGTTAAGACATTCTCGCAGCTTATTGATACCGCCAAGGAAGCCATCGGATCTGGTTGGTCACAGTCCATGCAGATTCTGTTTGGCGACTTCGAAGAAGCCAAGGATCTATGGACAGGCGTTTCCGACGAAATCAATAACATTATCAATGCCCAATCGCAGGCTCGAAACCAGCTACTGTCCGCCGGGTTCTCGTCCGGATACAAGCAGTTGGTGAACGAAGGAATCGTCGATACCCAGCGATTCAACGACATATTAAAGGAAACCGGAGACGCGGCCGGTGCCGGAGCAAGTGCGGCCATTCAGGAATATGGCTCATTTGAGAAGTCGCTGCGAAAGGGATGGGTTAACGCTAATATTCTGAAAGATAGCGTTAATCGATTGACTCAAGAGGTCAATGGGTATGACGATGCCAAGAAACAGAATCTTGGCATAACCAATGAGCAAATCAACCGACTGAATGCACTCAATGCAGGTCTTCAAAATGGCAGTATTTCCGCTGACGAATTCGCCAACAAAATGCAGCGGATGTCCGGTCGAGAGAACGTCATCCAGGGTCTTGCCAATGTTTGGAATTCTCTGAAGACGGTCATTCAAACGGTGGGCAAGGCTTGGGACGAAGTCATGCCTAGCATGAATGGTGACACCATTTATGCACTTACCGAAGCTTTCCGCAAGTTTACTGAAGGGTTGAAACCTTCGCCTCAGTTGTTGAATGTCATTGGAACGGCCACCAAGGTCGTGGCAACAGCGTTTAAGATACTTCTTGGTGCTGTTGGTTTGGTGGTTAAGGGCTTCGGCATACTGCTGGGCTTTGCTGGAAAAATCTCTGGCGTATTCATTAATATCGCTTCATCGGTTATTGATGGCGCTAGAGCATTTGCGGCATATGTCCGACAATCTCAGATTGTTACTAACATCATCAAATTCTGGGAATCTGCATTCTCGTCACTCGGAACCGTCGTCGAAACCATTGGTAAATCCATCAGTGGCGTATTCGATGGTATGCTTGATGGCATGAAGAAGGGGTCTTCCGGATTCCCCGATATTCTTGGTATTATCAGCAACGCCTTGGCCAATTGGACTAAAGAAATCGATCGATACGGTATCGAATTCCAACAGGCATTCCAAGATAAATTCGGAACCGTTCCTGATATCGCTCAGAAGGTTTCGGATAAGATCGCTTCGGCGGTACAATCGCTTCAACCGGTATTTGATTGGATTGGCGATCGTGTTCGGGAAATCGGAGAAGCCATTCAACGATTCTTCGGCGATCTTAATGGCAAGATCACACTTGATCAGATCCTGTCACTGATCAATGGTGGACTGTTGACCGGCGTGCTTATGGGTCTTCGCAAGTTCATCAAAGGCTTGAATGAAGTTGGCGATGATCTTGAGAAGTCGACCTTCAAAGGCGCTTTGAAGAAGACACTCGACGATATCGGTAATTCGTTTAAGGATTTCGCCAAGTCGTTCAAGATCGTTTCGATCACCGCAATCGCTGCATCGATCAAGTTGCTTGCTGACGCCTTAACGCAATTGTCGACCATCAGGACCGAAAAGATCATGCCGGCGCTTGGCGCCATGACCGCCATCATTGCCGTCATGACTGGCATGATGACTGGACTTGCTGCTTTGGCAGAAGTAACCAACAAAGCCGGAAAACTGGTCTTTGATTTCGACGCATTAAATAAGGTCGCTTTGGCCATGGTGGCGCTCGGTGCTTCCATGAAGCTTATGGCCAGTGCCGCCTACATGCTTAAAGACATGGATATCGCACAAATTGCTGTGATATTCGGTTCCATGGCTGGCGCTATTCTTGCTCTTGGCGGATCGATCGCTTTGATGGGAACCGCCAAACCCGAACGACTCAATGCTGTTGGAACCAACATGATTCGTATGGGTGCCGGATTCATATTGATGGCATCTTCGTTAGTTGTTCTGGCAAAAGCGGTTGAAATGTTGGCAAGCGTCAAGCCGGATGATTTGTCGCGTTCGATGAATGCCGTTGCGTTGGGTATAGTTCTCCTGACCACGGCCATGGCGGGTCTTGGCGCCGGTGCTAAATTCGGTGCCGATTATTCCGGTGTGGGCAAGAACATCCTTTTGATGGCGACGGCCCTGATTCCTCTTGCTGCTGCGGTTAAGATTCTCGGCACTATGGACCTTGATGACCTCGCCAAGGGACTAGGCTCGATAGCGATTGGCTTGGGTGTCCTCGCTGGAGCTATGGCAGGTCTTGGCTATATTCAAGGCATTGGAGGCAGTTACGGGAAGTCAGCAGCGGCCATCATGGCATTCGCGGCTGCCATGGTGCTTCTCGCAGTCCCGATCAAGGTGCTCGGTGGCATGGATCTTGGCAACCTTGCCAAAGGCGTCGGCTCTTTAGTCATCACTCTCGGCGCCTTCGCCGGAGCCATGGCGCTATTCAGCAAGTTCAATGGCCAATTCGCCGGAATGCTGATGGCTTCAACCGCTATATTGTCATTCGCCACGGCGGCCGTGGCCTTGACCATTCCGATCAAGGTCCTTGGCGGAATGGATCTGAACAGTCTGGCCAAGGGTCTCAGCGGTTTCGGTTTGGCTTTGGCTGGTATGGTCGCGGCCATGAATCTCATGCCCAACAACATGTCGGGTCAAGCCGCAGGCATGATGGCATTCGCTGCTGGCATCACGGTCCTTGCCGTCGCCATCCGTCTTATGGGATCGATGGATCTTAAGCAGCTCATTACCGGGTTGACTGGATTCTATGGGGCTCTTCTCGGACTCGGATTCGCAGGCACGGTTCTCGGTCCGATGGCCGCAGAGCTCATGGCAGTCGCCAAAGCCATGGGCGTGTTCGGCCTTGCCTGCCTCGCCATCGGCGCTGGCATGGCGCTTGCTGGAGCTGGCCTCACTGCTCTCGCAGCCACCGGATCAGCTGCCGGTGGCATTCTGATCACGGCGCTCGATACTCTGATCCAATTCATCCCGGCATTGGCGAAGTCTTTGGTGACCGCTCTTACCGGTGTTCTTCAGGTGATCGTGGCTGCTTTGCCTCAGATTCTTGATGCGTTGTCGTCGATTCTCAGGGATCTTATGGCGTGGCTTGTCCAGCAAGTTCCGGCAGTCGCCGAAGCCGTCGTCACAATGATCGATAAGATCTTGCAGGTGGTTGCCGCACACGCCGATACCATCACCGACAGTCTCGTAACCATTCTGGTTGCAGCGCTCAACGCTGTGGCTGGTCATGCTCCGGAGATTACAGCGGCTCTTGGCAATGTCATGACTGCCATATTCACGGCCATCGCCGATTCGATACGCAATCTCGATCCATCGGTGCTTACTTCGTTGCTTCTTTCCGTTGGAGTCATGGCCTTGGTATTCAAGGCTTTGGCAAAGATGAAGAAAGACGTCATTGGAGCACTAATGGTTGGCGGCACCATGATCGGGCTCATGACGGCCCTTACCGGTGTCTTCGCACTCATGAATCTGCTGAATCCAGTCAACACCGTGGCATCGGCGGTATCGCTATCCACGGCCTTGATCGCCATGACCGGCGCATTCAAGATCATGGAGACCGCGAAGAAGAACGTCATTGGTGCTCTGGCTGTCGGCTCGGCAATGGCTGCAATCCTTACCGAGTTGGCACTGGTCTTCGGACTGATGTCTGCCATGAACATCGACAGCGTTGGCACCATCGCAGCGTCGTTGTCGGGAACCATTCTGGCAATATCCGCAACGGCAGCGATCATGAGCCTGATCAATGTCGGTGCCGCTATGAGTGGTGTTGCTGCTTTGGCGACATTCATTGCTGGCCTCGCTGCCATCGTCGCTGCCGCTGGCGCCATCAAGCAGATACCTGGTGTCGACTGGTTGGTGTCTGAAGGCGCCGCATTCATGGCGAAGATCGGAGCCGCACTTGGCGGATTCATCGGATCCATTGCCGGTGCTATTACCGGTGCCATAATGGGGGCTATCGGCAGTTCGCTGCCGGCACTGGCTACCGGTTTGTCCAACTTCATGACCAATCTGAAGCCATTTATCGCAGGCGCCAAAGAGATCGATGGCTCTGTCGCAACGGCTGTTGATACTCTGGCTAATGTGGTGCTCAAACTTACAGCTTCGAATCTTCTCGATGCCATCACCAGTTTCATAACCGGTGGCAATGGTATTGAGAATTTCGGAACCAAGCTGGTACCGCTTGGTCAAGCATTGAAAGACTACTCCGTAGTAGTTGCTGGTTTGGATTCGGCATCCATTGTGTCGTCTGCTATGGCTGCTCAAGCGCTGACACAGGTGCTGAATGCGCTTCCTGCCGACGATGGACTTTGGCAGAAGATCGCCGGTGGTAAGGACTGGAGCACCTTATCCAACGGCCTTGTTCAAATGGGCATGGCGTTGAAGATGTACGGTATTACCGTGACTGGACTTCAGCCCGGACCGATAAGCGCTTCTATCGAAGCCCTCAACGGATTGAATGGTGTGCTGAACGCCGTTCCTTCTGATGACGGTTGGTGGCAGAAGATCGCCGGCGGCAAGGACTGGAGCACGCTGTCCACCGGACTCACCGGAATGGGCAAGGCACTTGCCGGATATGGCAAAGCCGTATCTGGTGATGGGGTCAATATCGAAGCCATTCAGAAGACGGTTCCAGCCGTTAAGACGCTGAACAACGTTCTTCAGAACGTTCCTTCTGATGACGGTTGGTGGCAGAAGATTGCCGGTGGCAAGAGCTGGGGCACGCTCACTGAAGGCCTGAAGGGACTCGGCGAAGCACTTGCCGGATATGGTAAAGCCGTATCTGGTGATGGTGTCAACGTTGGAGCCATTCAGAACACCGTTCCGGCGGTCAAGTCGTTGACCGAGATTCTGAAGAGCGACTTCAGTCAGGTCGGCGATTTCGGTCCTATAAAGACCGCCGCCACACAGCTGGGCAATGGTCTAGCCGGATATTATAATGCCGTTTCCACGGTAGCTCCGGATGCCATTGCGCCAACGTTCGCGCCATTGCGTTCGTTGATCAATGTCATCAATAGTCTCGGTGGCATGTCGATGGACGGAACGTCTGTCGGATTCATCACAGCGGCGACTCAGCTCGGTATTGGATTGTCGAACTACACGTCGCACGTATCTGGATTGGACTTCTCGAATATTTCGTCCAGTGTCGGTGCGGTCCGTTCGCTGTCCAACGTCATGAGCGGAATGTCTGGCGAGTATGGCGGAGTCACAGCATTCCAGCAAGCGGTAACTACGCTTGCTAATACGGCGTTCGTATCTCTTGCCGCAGCCATTCAAAATGCCAATACTTCTATTAGCACTGGTTTGTCTAGTGTGAACACGGCGTTGAGCACCGGCACAACGACCTTGACCGGATCCGTGAATGCCCTGAATTCCGCTTTCCGTGGTATCAATCTAAGTGGCGATCTCTCGTCTCAGATGAGTGCTGCTGCAAGCGCTGCGAATTCTGGAGCGAATCAGATCCGTTCGGCATTGAACGTCCTCGCCACTTGGTTGAGCGGTTTCGCTTCGATCTGGCAGGCATCGTTCACGCCGATAATCGGAGCCACTCGTACCGGCCTCAACCTGGTCGCTCAGGCGATTTCCTCGTACAATGGTCGTTTCTCGCAAGAGGGACGTAGTTTGGCGAACAGTCTGGGCAGCGGCATGCGTTCTGGCATCGGCAACCTTTCGGGCATCTTCAATAACGCGCTGAGTGCCGCTGTCAACGGCGCTCGTGCATATCGTGGAAGCTTCGAGAGTGCCGGTTCCTATCTGGCAGCCGGTTTGGCCGTGGGTATATCACGCAATTCCGGTGTTATCAGCCAGGCCGCAGCGGATGCCGTGTCGAATGCCGTTGAGGCAGCCAAGGAAGCAGGCAAGATCAAATCGCCATCACGTGTCATGGCTAAGGTCGGCATGTGGTTCGACAAGGGCCTGGAGAACGGCATCGCTGATAATGTCGGTGGTGTCGTTCAAGCCGCAAAGACCATGATGACAAGAAGCATCGATGTCTTCGATTCTTCGCTGAGTGGCATCGGCAAGATCGATATTCCGGAATTCGATGTCAATCCGACCATCACTCCGGTGATGGATCTATCGGTTGTCGAGGGTCAAGCCGCGTATCTGAATTCCATGCTGTCCGACACGGTTGGCATCGGATATTCATCTAAGATGATCGACAAGATCACTGCGATGCCTCGCCAGAGTGATGCCGGTCACGCTGCCGAAACTGTTGAGAAGACCCCTCAGCAAATCATCAACAACTACGACTTCACGCAGAATAACACTTCTCCGAAGGCGCTCAGTCGTTATGATATCTACAAGCAGACCCGTACGCAGTTCCGTCAATTCGAGCAAATGAATCGAAATGGAGGTCGATGATGTTTCAGTCAATGACTGTTACGAATGCTCGTGGCGACACGCTCGATCTCCCCATCCGAAACCCAATGGCGACTGGCTATAACGTCGTCGCCATTGACGGTCTCGGACCGGTCGATGCCGTGCTTCAAACCAGCAATACTGTTACTACCGACGGTGTGATCTTTAATGGCGCCCGTAAGGATGAGCGTGAGATTGTCATAAACCTCGCGTATCATCCGGAATCGGGTAAGAACATTGAGGACCTTCGGCATGGAACATACAAGTACTTCCCCGAAAAAGAGGAAGTCACCTTGGTGTTCCATGCCGACACCCGTTCGGTTCGTACGACCGGCATCGTCGAATCGAATGATATTTCGATATTTTCCGAAAAAGAGGCGTCATCCATCGTCATCAAATGTCCTGACCCATGGTTCAGGATCGATAACGAGCTGAATAGGGTCACCTCTTTTTCCAATGTCGAACCAGTGTTCGAATTCCCATTCAACTGGGCAAATAATCCGGTGAGTGAACCGAATGCGTTGTGGTTTGGTGCCATTCAGAATATGCATTCGAAAAACATCATGTATGATGGCGAATCCGAAGTCGGCGTGATCATCCGTATGTCGTTTGATGGCCCGGTGAATAACATTCGCATCTACAATGAAGAGGCCGGTCAGGAGATCGACGTCTTTACGGATAAGGTCAGACAGATCATCCCTGACGGCATCCGAAAAGGCGATGAACTGGTTATTTGCACGGTGCCGAAGCAGAAGTACGTTGAGATCATTCGAGAAGGCATCTCGACTAACATTCTCAACGCCATCAATCGAGACGTGCGATTCATCACGTTGCATAAAGGCGCGAATACCATTGTGTATTCCGCCGATTCCGGTGTGGATAACATCCGCATGTCGATCGAGAACGAAACGTTGTATACAGGAGTGTGACGTTATATGACTGAACAGTTGACCAAACGTTCCATGCAGCTGTTCGTGCTCGATAAGAGTTTCGAAGTCGTCAGCCTATGCGACACGTTCAGTTCGCTTATCTGGACCGAACGATATTCCGGGTATGGCGACTTCGAACTCTACCTTCCAGCTTCCATGGCCAACATCAATATGTTCCCCCGAGGTTTTTACCTATGGCTGATCGAACCGTTCGTATACGATAAAAACGGCAAGAAGATCGAGACTCGCAATGACGTCATGATCATCGAGAAGACCGAACTAAGTACGGACATCGAAGATGGCGACCAATTAATCATCTCCGGACGTTCGCTTGAATCCTTGCTGCTTCGACGTGTGATTCCGAAGAAAGTCAAGTATGAATCGATCGATCCTCGAGAGATCATCAAGACGATACTGAACGAAAACATCATCAAACCTTCGGAACCTGCACGCAAGATTCCGAACTTCAAAATCGCAATCGATTCTTCACAACCACTGGATCCGAAGTACAGGCAAACCTTCGAATTCGATGGCGATTACGTTTATGACGCCATCAAGACGATATGCGATACTTATGACTTGGGGTTCTCTCTCGATCTGAAGTCCGATGATCATTGGCAATCGTCCTATCTGTCGTTTTCGGTTCTCGATGGTACTGATCGTTCGTATGAACAGATCAAGAACCCCTATATGGTCTTCTCGCCGAGATTCGACAATCTTATCTCTTCGGATACCGTCGAAGACGATACCGAATTCTTCAATTCGGCATACGTCGCCTCGACAGAGGAGACCAAGGACAACGTGACCCGTCGTCTGATCAAATACGTGCCGAACAATTCCGGTCGTGTCGGTTGGGACATTCGGGAAACGTTCTATACGGATTCCGACGCCAAGTTGAACGATGCCGATAACCATCCTCGTCCCGACCACGACATATATCCTGAACTGGAAAAGTACGGCCGAGAAGAATTGAAAGCGCAGAAGTCGAACGACTCATTCAATGCCGAAATCGCTTTGCTTGGCTCGGTTCGGTATCATCGTGACTATGATATCGGCGACATCATCCAGTTCGACAACACGTATGGCGTCAACAAAAAAGCGCGCATCACCGAATACGTTCGTAATGAGGACGACAATGGCTACCGTGAGTATCCGACGTTCGAACCGTTCTCCACCGAAGGCATCGACGCGCTTGAGGATTCGTACGGCAATTACGTGCTGGATAATTACGGCAATACCATCAATGAGGGATTCATCTGATCGAAAGGAGATCGTAATGACATATACTTCAGGATTCTTCAATTCGGTCAATCATGACCGAACGTATGATGCCGATACCTTCGGGTCCATGTTCGATGGGGTCATCAACGATGGCGTCTTCCGCACATGGGGCAAGGGTATGGTCGTGACCGCCGTCGGCGGTATGACTGTGGCGGTCGGCACCGGTCGAGCATGGTTCAATCATACGTGGACCGTGGTCACCGCCGACGAACGTCTGACGTTGGCCGGATCATCACCATCCATGCCTCGCATCGATGCAGTGGTGCTTCGCGTCGATAAGTCGACATCGGTTCGAAGAAACCGCATTTACATCAAACAAGGACAAGCGTCCGGTTCGCCGTCACGACCAGCCTTGGAAAACACGTCAACGGTCCGTGAGTATGTTCTCGCTGACATTCGCGTCAATAACGGTGCCACGGCAATCTCTCAATCAAACATCACGAATCAGATCGGACGCGACACTCCATTCGCTGAACTGGTGAACAACACGTTCGATTCGGCGAACCTGATCAAACAATGGGAATCGCAATTCCAGGATTTCATTCGCAACTCAACGCTGGATCCGAAAGTGTTGAGTCCAATTTCAAATTCCACGATCGATAGCATGTTCACCATCAAGTAAAGGAGTCAAAATGACAAGAATTCTCGATGCACACGGCAACGAATTGCAGTACGACGACATTGATCTGAATGCCGGCAAGCTCGTTGACGAGACCATTACCGTCCATCACGACGCTGTTGAAGGCGTCGAGGAAGTATCTCATGTCGAGGTGCTCAAAGAATACTATGAGACTGGTCCGGATGGCACTCCGGTTCTCGATGAGGACGGTCATAAGGTCGTCTTCGGCAAGGATGTAAAGACCATCGTTGATGTCCCAGGCGTTGAGGCCAAGGCGGCTTACGACGAACAGGAAGAGATCCAGCGATACATCCCGTACACCGCCGAAGAACTCGATAAGATCGCCAAGGAGAAAGCCGACGCCCAGGCCAGTGCGGCTGTTGCGGCCGCTGAAAAGTCGGCGATTCGTCTCATTACGCAGAAAATCGCTCCATCTCTATCCACGGACGAACTGATGCAGGTCGCCGCGATTCTCCCGAACTGGGATGCGTCGAAGACGTACGTTGCAGATGACATCGTCCGTTATCAGCAGAGCCTGTATCAGGCCCATGGCAATGTCCCGGCCAATACAGTTCCTGATACGGCTACCGACAAGTGGATGGATCTGACGAAGTCGGTCGATGGAGTCGCACGATGGATTCAGCCGAACAGCGCTGAAAACGCGTATGATTCAGCGGCCGTCGTCATGCATGACGGTCAGCAGTGGTCCTCCAATGAGGACTACAACATGCACGAACCCGGTGTCGACGGCTGGACGTCGAAGGGCGACGCCGTCGCCGAGTGGACTCAGCCGACCGATGCGAACAATGCCTATGCCGAAGGCGCCGTGGTGCGTCATAATGGCAAGCGATGGGTTTCAACGGTCTCCGGCAATGTCTGGGAGCCCGGTGCTTCTGGAGTGACCCAGTGGGTCGAATTGCGATAGGAGTCTGTTATGGCACGAATCAACAGTTATACCAAGATCACCGGAGCACCGGCTGATTCCGACTGTTTCATCATCGACTCAACGCAGGGCACCGCAGGCACCCGAATCGTGTTGTGGTCCGTGTTGAAGAGCGTTCTCACTGGAATATTCGCTCCTAAAAGCCATAAACATCCGGGCAGCGATATCACGTCAGCTGTCGCCAACGCCAATGCCGCCACCAACGATTCCGTCGGTCAGAACATCGCCTCGACGTATGTGAAGGAACTCACCGTGGACGGCAGGACCATCACGGTGAAACGCGGCAACGACACGACCTTCGCATTCCAGACCCAGGATACGAACACGACGTATCCTCTTGCCGATAGCGAACATGACGGTTTGTTATCCAAAGGTAAATACGCTGATCTGGACTGGACTCACCAACACTATTTCGAACATGTTACTGTAGTGCAGCATAATGGAGGTCCAGCGCTGGATTTCTTCAATCAAGCCCCTGGTTCCACCACCCATGAATATGTCCAGGCCGCCAACGGCACTTCTTCCGGTATTATGGCTACCACCGATTGGCAACTTCTGCATTCGTTGAAGACCATTAATCGGTCGGAAAAAATTCCTGACAATGCCGATCTCAACAACTACAAAACGCCTGGTTGGTATGCGATTGACTGGAGTAATAGTGCAACCATAAAGAACAAACCTGTTTCTGGTGAAACACTCGGTATGCTTCAGGTCATGCAGATAAATGCCAACGAAAGGATTCAGGTCTATATCACAGCATATCAAGCAGAAACACGTTCCGGCCGTGAGACAGTGTTTATCCGTCACTACGGTGGTGGTGGTACGACGTGGGCACCATGGACGGACATCACCGCCTACCCGCTCGCCAGCCAATCGGCTAACGGCCTGATGTCGTCTGCGGATAAGCGAAAGCTCGACGGCGTCCCATCCAATATCCCTGCATCCATCCCGCTCGCCTCGTCGTCTCAAAATGGTCTGATGTCCAAAGCCGACAAAGTGAAGCTCGACGGCATCTCTGGCGACATCGCCGGATCCATCCCGCTCGCCACGCCGTCCAGAGATGGTCTGATGCCCAAAGCCGACAAGGCGAAGCTCGATGCGATCGGTCCGATTCCTAGCGCCACAATCGACGGTTTCTTCAGAATTTAAATGATATTTTAGGAGGTATGATATCATGGTAGCGTATCTTGATGAGGGGGGGCTCGGCATCTAGTCAAGAAAGTTCTTGACCGGATCCAGCCCGTTGGATCTCTCTATTTCAGCACTAGTAGCGCGTCCCCAGCGAGTTTATTCGGTGGCACCTGGGAACGCTATGCGCAGGGACGAGTGATGGTCTCTGCATCGGACACCGATACAGATTTCACCGTCGGCAAAGCCGGCGGAGAGAAGACGCATAGCCATAAGTACGGTATTATCTATGGCGACTTTTATGGCATGGCGATCATGCGCCCCACAGATGATATTCATACGGGCGTCATCGACTACGCTCTTACGCAAGGAAACCGAATCGATGTACATACCAGGCCGACGATTAAAGAGGCTACCATCGGCCACGCCGATACCGTGTCTGGGTCGTACAGCAAGAAAAGCACATGGTTATTCCAAAACGAGGGTAACACTACCCGAGCATCATCAATGGAACCCTACGTTGCGGTGTATATCTGGCGTCGTACCGCTTAAGCGGTCCTTCTCCACACGTACACCGCGACATACGGCTGAAGCGTACTCACCCTTCGATGATTGTCGCCGGTCGGTGGAATGATCGGCACAGCGGTATTCGAGACATCAGTTGTCGGATAATGGTTTAATGCCTGCGATTTCACTGATGCTCTCCACACAGTATTATTGCCCGGAATGGTCTCGACCTTGGCAATGAAATCCTGGCCACGATTGGCCCAGAGAGCATACAGATTGGTCAAATCAACTGGTGCCGTCTTCTCTCCGCCGGCTTTGCCGACTCCTCACGGAAAGGCAAGACCTATAATGGTTGCATATTTGGATCAGGCAGGTGTACAGCACCTCATTGCGAAGATTCGTAATACGTTTTGGCCGGTCGGCACGATTCTGGCGACATCCAGCAACACTTCGCCGGCGTCCTATATCGGAGGCTCCTGGGAGGCGTATGCTCCCGGAAGAACGCTGGTGGGTGTGGATGAGAAACATCCTATTGGTGCACAAGGCGGAAGCAGAAGCATAGATGTCGGAAAAGATACTGATCTAGCAACGGCGATGTACGTTGATGAAAATGGAAACATCCAAGTTGAATGGAAACGTGGTTATCATGCATCGGCCAACATAAAAACCGGTTTATCGGCCGACACACACGCTCCAATTGACTGGAGTTACCAAACAACGCATGGTGGAACCAAGGTTGCTGGTATTTTGCCGATTGAATCACCTTACATTTCCGTATGTTATTGGCGCCGTGTCGCCTAAGCAATTCTACGCCAATAACGAACGGCGACATATGGCTGTTCAATGTTGATAGGATTATTTGGGTATTCGATCATACCGGCATGGTCTCCGTTAGCGGTATGAGCCAATCGAGGATACCATTTTCCATTCTGTAGATACTGTCCCGGATAAGCCCATTGATTCATAACGAAGTTCGCAGGATTCATATCCGTATCGCCGCTGGCTCGAGCAAATAGATCATGAACGTGCGGCGGAAGTTCTTGTTGAGATATGGTATGAGTTGCTGCTCCGCCAATACTGTTAAGCGGATGTTTCTCATCCACACCCACCAGCGTTCTTCCGGGAGCATACGCCTCCCAGGAGCCTCCGATATATTATATAGAAAGGATCATATCAATGCATTGGATCGAAATGTTGATTACAATCATTGGATCGGTATTCGCATCCAGTGGATTGTGGACATTGATCTTGTATAAAGCAAAACAAAAAGATACTGGGCTTCTTATGACCCGTGGTATGGCACATTACCAAATCATAGAGGAGGGTCAGAAATTCATCGAGCGCGGATGGATTACCCATGAGGAATACGACGACTTCATGAAGTATCTTGGCAACCCTTATCTGGAATCCGGATCAAACGGTCTGGCAAAGAAAATGATCGATGACATATCGGACCTTCCGTTCAAATCGATTTCGTCGATTCATAGTACTATGGATCATTAAGACGTCGCGTGACATACATGGCTCTTAATGAAAGGAGCCATTATGAACAATGACACGATCCCTTATGGTAACTATGAAACACAACTCAAGAACGGATACTTAAGGATCAAGGGCATAACACATCTTGGATGCTTATCACTTACCGCTATCGTATATGACAGTGATATTCGCATACCATGCGAAGTCATCGAAAAAGGCGGACTGGTAAGATGCGTAAGTTTCAAGCCGAAATATGCGCCTTGGTTTGGTATTAGAGGTATCGTTAAGGGTTTGAAATTCATCATGTTCCCGAAAAGGGTCTGTAAATCAAAAGCCATCATAGAGGCAATCATTTCAGAATAAAACATAAGAGCCTATGCACCACGCATGGGCTCTTATGTTTTTCTCACGCAAACCATAGAAGAAAGGACCATATATCATGGCCGAACACGCCAATCAGAAAACGTCATTTCTCACCGATTCTGGTTACGACAGTCTCGTCAAGGCCGCGCGTCGATATCTGCCTGCGCTCAGTGTGCTGCTGATCGTGATCGCCGGCGTCTGCACGCAGCTCGGTCACGTTCCCGGCATGGAGGCCGCCACGGCCGGTCTGGCTACGGTCTCCGGTGTCTGCATGGCACTGAGCTGGGGCATCAATGAGCTGCTCAAGCGCGCCAAGGATCAGTGGAACACTTCGACTGATTCAGACAACACCACTGAGAGCACCGCCGAATGATATCATATAAGAGCCTATGCCACGCGCATGGGCTCTTATATTTTGCCTCGACGCGAATCGTACATGGCCTTTAATGACAAGAGAATCTATCATAAAGGAGCAATCATGAACGATACGTTTACTTATGTCAGCCAACAGTACAGCCAGCACACCTGCCTGGAGCTTGTTCAGTGGATCAAGAACCACTGCGATCCGGAAACGGAGAGCGGTATTCTTACGACCAAGACGAAGAAGCTTCGGGTGATTATGGTCTGTACCAACCTGGAAGACATGAGTGCATTCGCAGATTATCTGAAGACCATCACTCTCGTCTGAAAAAAAAAAAAGGGTGAGCCGCACATGCGGCTTGCTCTTTTTTTTTCGCGCATGATACATGTCCTTTATTGAAGAAATTCAACAATATCAAAGGAGTAATCATGCTTATCATCGACAAGATTTTGAACCGAACCGAGTCTTTCACTGCTGATGGGTATTGCAAGGACCAAGATCAAGTGAATACGATTCTTAACACGGTCGGCTCTTTACCGTACGTAAAGAGCTATGACCATGCTATAGTAACGTATCCATTTTACGATCATCCAACCTTGTACTTAACCATCACTACGTGGGGACACGGGCGTCGAGATCAAATCGCAAAAAAGATCGCTGAAACAATGTATATTGATGAATAATCATCAAAGCCAGAGTCGCACATGCGGCTTTGGCTTTTTATTTGCAGTCGCGAATGAAACATACCCTTTAATGAGAACCATACCATCATTAAAGGAGAAAACCATGTTCGCTGCAATTTCCGCCATTGCCATCGCAATCGCCGCTCTCGCTGGAGAGTACTATGTGATCGCTTTGACGCAAGAACACTGAACACCATTTCCTCTAATCAGGAATGATCAATAGAAGCAGAGCCATCTGCTTTGCTTCTTGTCCGATGATGCGTATGGTTTATATTTTGTTTGGGACAAGGAGCTTGATGATGTATTCGCGAATCGATCATGGTCCTTAATGAGAAGCTATACATCAACAAAAGGAGTTATTATGGACCTCATCAAGACTATTTTCAAGACCGTTGTCTGGGGCGCAATCGCCATTATCGCCATATTCGTTATTGCGATTGTCCTCATCGTCTGCGGATTGTTCTAGCTTGATCAATCCTAATAATGACAAGCCGTTAACCACGCGGCTTCTCATTTATCCGATATGCTGAGCATAGCAGTAACGTCACGTACCACCACTGAGACCGGACATGGCGTTTATATTTTTTTCGCGCATGAATCATCGCCTTTAATGACAACATAACCGAAAGGAGCAAACATGTCCAATCAATCGAAGAGCATTAATCAGAAGTTCGATGAACAGATCGATGCGTATTTGGATCGTCTCAAGGAGGAGATGAATCCGGAGAACGAATCCGATTTGAACGACGATTTGACAAGGACTTCCGAAGTCACAAGAGATACTCTTGATGGCGACGGCAACGTCACGAGTTCAGTTGTGGAACGTCACGATGAAATGACGAGCCACAATCTGGAATCGTTGAAGTCGCTGGTCGCCGTCAAGAACGATTATAATGACCATCGGAAGAGCCTCATCGAAACCGTCGTGAAAGCCGGAGTCTCGCTCGCTGGAATCGTCATCCTGCTGGGATTCGAAGCAAATCACACCATCAGTTCAAGAAGTCTCGGGTTTCTGCCCAAACCGAAGATCTGACATGTGATCTATAGGATTACGTCAAAAGCCAGAGTCGCACATGCGGCTTTGGCTTTTTTATTTGCAGTCGCGAATGAAACATACCCTTTAATGAGAACCATTAACCATCAATAAAGGAGTTATCATGAAGTTTAGCACCTTCTTCGG